GTGTCGTCAATCGATCGGCCAAGGGCAGTCTTCAGCTTGGCCAGGGCCTCGCCGGTCTGATCCGCTGACATATCCCAGGCAACGCCAACCTTGGCGGCAAGCTCCGTGAACTTGAGCAGTTCGTTATTGGCGATACCCGACTGTCCGGCCGCGGCGACAATCTGGCCCAGGCCATCGGCGGCCATGGGGATGCGCAGGGACATCTCGCGAATGTCCGCGCCCATTTGCTTGAATGCAGCGGGCGATTCAAAGTCCACGACTTTGGCCACATCGGCCATGGTGGATTCAAATGCGATCGCCGAATTGATTGGCGCGGAAAGGCTGCGCGCAAGCAAATAACCCGCACCCACGGCGTCCATCATCCGGCCGCGCATCTTGTCCATGGCCGCGCTGTTGCGGGCCTGCATGCTGTTGAGTTTGCTGAGTGTGCCGCTGATAGCACGGGCCGGACCGGAGAGCCGGTCCAGCAAGGATACAATGAGTTTAGCTTCCTGGGTTTTAGCCATCTACGGGTGCCCCGTTTTTCTGGTTGTGCCAGCGCACCGCGGATTGCGCGTATGCAATAGTTTTTTCGGGGGGATAGCTTTCGACCTCCGAAATGGAAGTCGAAAGCTCAGATGCAACGATCGTTATGATGTCGATCCACTTACCGTCGATGGCGCCGGCTCCCCCAACAGTGGGGCAACCACTTCGGAGATGGCGGTGAAGTCATCAAGCTCGATCTCTTTGAAGGCGGGCAAAGGTACGTCGCTGATCGCGGCAAGCAGGGCCACCATCTTGCTTGTCTCGCCCTTGAAGTTGTCCAAGACCATCATGTCTCCCGTTTTTGGCTTGCGGAACGTGAGTTCCGTATAGGTCTTGCCGTTGTGGGTGACTGGCGTTTTCAGTGTGTAGTTCGTGAGCATAGTGGTGCCTCCAATTGCTGGCGGATGGTTTCGATGGTGATGGGTGTGTCGGTGGATTTCGGTGGCATTGCCGCTTCGACACGGCCAAGCGTGGCGGCCTGAAGGCGCCGCATGTCTTCGATGATTTTCATGATTATGCCTCGTTAAGCTCGGCAACCAGGATGCTTGAAAAGCGATCGGATACTGATCGAACTTCGTACCAAGCTGTCAGCCCGGTGGCGTTCGATGCCCGCACTTTGTCGCCGGTCTTGAGTACGACTGTAGGGTACGCGGCCCGCTCGATTACAAGGGCGGCACCGCTGGCCGATATCATTGTGATCATGCCGTTGCCGATGGATATTGCACCATCGGCCGCCGGATGATGAACGACCGCCATGATATCCTGAAGTGGACGGGCCGGATCGGCCACCCCGTTTTTCATAAACGATAGCCGGACGGGTTCGGCAAAGGCGCGCACGACGATTGCGTCTGTGGCAGCCTCTAGTGCGCGCCAGTCCATATTAAAGCACCACGCGGCCGGTGCCGGACGGGTTCGCCGCTACGGCGATGTTCTTACCGATCAAGGTGTTGCCGCTGGACGTTGTCGTCGCGAGGCCGGTACTGGAGTCGCGGTAGATTGCAAGGCCAACGGTTGCCCATGCCTGAGCCGATGTTTTCGCAAGATCGAAAACGCCCGTGGTCTTGATGTTAAGGGGCGCGCCGGATTCGGCATCGCCGGTTGCGATACCAACCAGGGCACCGATTGCAACGATGTCACCTGAGGCAACGGTAGCGGGTGCAGTGACTTCGATAATGTCGCCGGTAGAGATGAAGTTCTTCATTAGTTAAATCCGTCCGAAAATGTTGGGAGAAAGCGGCGCGGCTTGGTGCCGCTGGCCGTTGCGATTTCGCGGTCAATGGCGGCGATTGCGTCCGCCATTTGGCTGTCGGTCTTGTATTCGACCTCTCTGCGCGTACCGCCGCTGACGAACACTGTTCGCAATGCGCCGGTGGAGCGGGCGGCCACAAGGGCCGCCCTCATCGTTTGCAGTTCGAGAACCGTGGCCATTACGCGCCGGCGTTCTTCACGGCACCACGGAAGTCGATAGCGCCGACAGCGAAGTCGAGCGATGCGGCAACCTTAAGCGCCTGCGTGTCGAAGTCCGTCGCCGTGCGGCTCTGCGTGCCTACTGATCCGCCGACATAGCCGAAGACGATCGTTGGTGCTGCGGACGGGCTGGCGAATAGATAATGCTCGGTGGCGCCTAGTTCGGCGTCGATCACAAGCTGACAAAGGTTTGCCCACGGATTGACGTCGCTGGTTTTGGTTGCGTTGACGGCGGTGAGCAACGTGCGGGCCGCAACTTCGAGGTCAGGTGAAACAACGAGGTAGGCGGGTGCCAGGTTGAGGCGCATGCCGTCGAGCGATGTCTGGCCTCGGAGAGCTTTGACCATTGCCGCAACGGTCGTTGCGCTGAAAGCGGCGGCGCTGGTCAGGTTATTGTGGTCTGCATGGAACAATGCAGCGCTGCCCACAGTCGGGTTCGCCTTAACGACGCCATATGCGAGCGCATTCTCGTCGTTGGCCGCGCGCATGGCGATGCCGGAAGAGAAGTCACTGAGGGCGCTGAGATCGTCGTTGATCAGAAGCTTGCGGCCGATCGCGATGCCCGTGCCGTACTCCTTCGCGGAAACCTTTTCCGCGCTTTCCGACATTGATCCATAATTGACTTCGCCGGACTCATTGATCTCCTTGAAGGCGGGAACGTCGCCAACCCGGAGGAACGAATGCTCCTTGAAATCGACGAACGGCTTGCGTGCCGAAAACGTCCGATAGGTGGGTGCCGCCATTTCATACTGCGCTAGGAGCGCTTTGTTTGCGGCTGCGCCGACAAGCTCTGGAAAGTCGCTGCTTGAATGCGCACCGACTGCTCGTTTAAGCAAGGCGTCCTTATCACGAAGGTTGACGCGCTCGCCGCGGGTGACGGCCATGTCGCCGGCCATGTCAAGCAGCGTATGGCCGCGGTATTCAACGGCGCGCCCTTCCAGCTTCACCGCGCCAGGCGCAATGCGGTGGGCAAGCGCGTCTGCCATAGCGCCGCGGATAGCATCCGGATCGTTGTGATCCTGGCCGATCTGGATGTTTGACGGCGCTGTGGTGGTGCGGGTGCCAAGTTGTGCAATTGCATCGGCGCGCACAGCGTTCAGGTCGACCTCGTCAGCGTCAATGTGGGTGGTTGCCCAAGTGTCGGGAAGGCCGGCAGCCTTCTGGATCGAGCGGACTTCGGCATTCAATTCTTTGCGTGTCATTGTAGGCCCTTCAGTTGTGGTAGGTTTGGAGCGAATGCCAGCGGCCGCGTCGGCCGGAACCGAAACGAGACTGCACTCTAGGATCTGGAATTTTCGAGCCGTAAGCGTCCGCTTGCCGCCCGTCGTGGCTTCGGACCATTGGCCCACATCGTAGCCAATGCTGGCCGCGAATTTTCTTGATTCCGAAAGTTCGGCGGCGATCCGCTTTGCTTTTTCGGAATGCTTAGACAACTTGGCGGTGCCGATGATCTCGGCGCCTTCAAGTCGAATGTTGGTAACGTCGCCGATATTGTCATCGAGCGAACCGGATCGATGCGAATCCAAAAGTGGAATTGTCTCTGGCCAGGTCGCGCCGGCCAGGTCGAGGACTTCGGTAAAGCCGCCGCGTTCGACGGCCGCGCCAGTCGATAGTACGATATCGAACGTGAGATCGTCTGCGTTCCAGGTAGACGCGCGGAGGGGTGCGGCACGCTGTTGCGTGCCGTTGGGTAATGTCATGATTTACCTCGGGGTTATGCCGCCTGTGTGGCCGGCTGGTTGTCATTCGCCGCGGGCGGCGTTGTGGAGAACGTGAGGCCCAGACTTTTTGCCAGGGCGTCATCAGCGGCTATCTCAGTCATAAGCTGCTCGTAATCGATACCGCGGGCCGCAACAGCTTCGCGTCGGGACATCAATCCGGCCGCAACTGCTTCGATTTCGGCGCGAACGTCCTTGGCTGGATCCACCCAATGGACCTTCGGTGTGATCCAGGACACCGGCAAAGCTTGCTCGACGGTGGCGTCGACACGGCCGGAAAGCACTTCAAGCGTGGACCATCGGCGCCAGACTGGCCGGAGGAATTGGAAAGCCAGAAGGCTATGCTGAAGGGCTTCAACCCGCCGTCTGAATTCCACCATACCGGCGCGGATGCTCGAATAGTTCACGTCGCTCAAGTCACCGCTGAGGAGGTAGTCGGGCAGGCCCAGTCCAACGGCAATTTCGCGTTCCGTTATGTTCGCGAAGTCGATCGAATCTTGCCCGGTCTTAGCGGGGTCGCTGAACCTGATGTCCTGGCCCGGTTCCAAGTATTGCAACATACCAGGCTCCCACCCGCCGATCACTGTGCTGCCGGTTTGCTCGCCAGGCAATGGATCCGCTGAACCGTCGGCAGAGGTGACGAATCCCCCCAACATGGCGGCCATCCTCATTTTCATGATGGAAGCATCACGCCATCCGTCGAGATCGTTGAGGCGGACGATCACCGGAGCCAGCCATGAAATGCCGCGAACCTGGCCAGGCACCTCGCGCCGGAATACATGCAGGACTTCCGAAGCGGGATAGCGGGTACGCTTCCGCATTGAGGCGTAATCCATGCTCGCCGGCCGATCGAAGATGTGAAACGCGACACGCTTGCCGCTAACATCATGCTCCACGCCTTGGACCACGACATTGCCGTTTACAAGGCTAGCCGTGTAGCTGGCGTCAAGCTGCTCTGCCTCGACTACCCGCAATGAAAAACGATCGCCATCCTGCACCATGATGGCAACAGCCTCGCCGTCGATCACGACACGTCGAACAATGAGCGCTTGCTGGCCGTAATGGTCCATGATGCCGTCGGCGTCGGCCTCATCCGTCCAGTTCTCGAACGCATCATTGAGCAGGCCACGCAACGGTGCCGGCGCTTTTGCCTGGCCTTTGACGCCCGTTCCGACAAGAGCCGATACCCACGCCTCAACTCCGGATGCGGCCAGCGGATTGTTTGCCGCCAGATACCGCGCCCGCGCCGCAAGCGTGCCGCGTGACGCAGCTATCGACATGAGCGGGTGGTGCATGGTCTTGAGCGCCGAACCGCGCCGGCCGCCGGCCGCCGCCTGGTAGCTGCGGGTGCCGGATAGCCAATCCTTAAGTCTCTTGAGCATCGGAAGCCCTCGCCAACATATGCGCAGTCACATCCCATAGCCCCGAAAGATCGACGGCAATGATTGCGAATACGCTTTTCGTTCTGAGATACAAATTCAGATCAGGCCGTGCCTCGTCTGCCGATGCCTCAAGGATTTGGCGCAACGTTTCGGCGTTCAGCGGATGCCCCGCTTTCGCCAGGCTGGCCGCGATACCAAACTGGTAAAGCTCGTGCGGGCTGAAATTCCAGACGCCGCGGATCTTCTCACCGAATTCGAAGCCCATGGCCAGGATCAGACGGTGCCACGCAAACAGCGTGTCAGTCGGTATTTCATTGGTTTTCGCGACATCTGAGTAGGTGATAAAACGCCCAAGCTCCGATGTCGGCAATGCCTTGATGGTCGCCATCGGCGCCTCCTTTTGATTTTCGATTTGCCATGTCAAGAATTAGAAATGGATACAAAAAAAGACCGGCCCTTCGGCCAGTCCGTTCATGAATAGTTGCCGTCGACCGTTTCGCGCCGGTCGACGGCGTTTTATCCCGGCTTGCCGGAAACTATGCCGGGATCGCGAAACGCGATCGACCGGCTTGACCAGCGGGAAGGAAGACACCGCCGATTCTGGAATTTGAAATTGTTTGGGTTGGGGTTTGTTACCCCTCATACTAACCAAGGCTGGTGGCAATCAGGTTATAACCCGATGCCCTACACCTACCGCGCGGGACGCTGTTTGAGTCCGTACTGGATACCTTCATACTTACCAAGGCTGGTAGCAATCGAGGTGAACCCCACCCCTCATACTTACCAAGGCTGGCGGCACTTGAGTCCGTACTGCTCTCACCTATACAGGCGACAACTTCGCGTTTTATGGACCGCCGGACGCATAATTGTTGATTGCAGCGATCAAATTTTCGTTCGCAGCGATCAACACCCTTCACCTATAAGGGGGACAACTTCGCGGAAAGGGGCATTTCGGCGGAAATAATCTGCTTCCCCTCACCTATACAGGTGATAACTATTCAAAAAGCGGCACGTCGGCGGAAATAATCTGCACCCATTCACCTATACTCCCCATGGCGGCGATGGTTTCTGCCAAATCAAGCAAACTTTTTTGGGTTTCGGCGAAAAAAACCTACACCTCTTCATCGTATAACCCCATGGGAACGGGTGTTAGTACGGTTTCCGCGAAAAAAACCTACACCCCTTCACCTATATCCCCCATGGGAACGACGGTTTTGCCCGTATTCACGAAACTTTTTTCGCCAGGTGGCAAACGTGCTTGCCGGTGTGCAAGGGATTTTCTCCCCTCGCACCTACCAATGCTGGCGGCGTTTGAGTGTACACTCAGCCCCCTATTACTACCGCGCCGGACGGCAATCAGGTTATAACTTGATGCCCCTACTACTACCGCACCGCGCGCCGTTTGATGCATGCATCACTGCAATTCGGATATGTAAGGTTTCTCCCCGCCCCTTATCAAGGTTGGCGCCGTTTGAGGTGAACCTCACCCCTCACCACTACAGGGACTGAAAACGCAGAAAGTGCCACTTTGGCAGAAACAATCTGCAACCCCTTCACTACTACAGGGACTGAAAACGCGGAATTTAAACATTGGGCAGAAACAATCTGCTTCCCCTTCATATATATACCGAACGGAAACGGGGTTTTCGGCTTTAAGTTTGAAACTTTTTATTGCAATCCGGTAGGATATATGCATAATATTTACCCCCTTGTCATACAAGGCCGCCGCCAATGCGTGTGAGCTTGCGGAACGGGTGATTGTGCCAGCGCAGGCCACGAAACGCGCTGCTGGGCCGCTGTGTGGATTTTTAGCTAGGTGTGGGTGCCCATACTAATGTTTGCCGACCGCCTTGCGGTGACTTGCTGGTGCTTTGACATGCCGGCATCACGGGCAGCGTCTTCGCGCGACATCAAGGTATGGGCACCCATACTTTGATATTCGTTAGATTTCCTATCGCCGCCGCTTTGCGGCTCAATCTGCTTCAGCAATTCCCCGGCACGCTCTCGATGCGGCTATGTCGCGGGTCTTCTCTTCGGAATATTGTGGAAAATTTTCCACCTTTTCCCCATTCGGCAATATTTTGCCTGTTGCCAGCTTTTTCGCGGGCTTCGCCGGTGTCATCCGAAGGTGGAATTTTTTCCCCTTTCGAGGTGTTGCGGCTTTATCGCCGGCCTTGCCCTTATCTGTTATCGGGTCCGCAATTTTTTGCGTACCCGATTTCTGATCGCCACCACCAGCAGTTGCGGCTTTATCGCTGGTATTCACAGTGTCTTCCCGTTCCGGAATTTTTTCCGGGACGGTAGCGTTTTGTTTTAGGGCTGCAAGTTGCCGCTCCTTCTATCTGTTCACCGTGAACAGATAGCGTTTCGCTCGACGGTGCGTTCTGCTGGCTCACTGATAGCCGTTATCAGTATCCACGGGGCGAAGGCTGCTCACAAACGGCTGACTAACCCCCGCCCGCCTGGCAATCTCCCTATCCGACCACCCGCACCATTCATCGTCTCCCATAAGCGTCATGACGGCCCCATATTATTCTTCACTTTTTCTGCGGCCCGCCCCAGGATCCTCTTCTCTCTTTCTCTACGGCCCGCCCTTCACCGCTACCGTCCGTTACACCACTGAAGGCGCGCTACACGTTACATAGCGTTACAACCACACACCCTTATAGGTGTGTGGGTATTGTAACGCTTTTATGTAACGCTTGCTCGCCATGTTGTGGCCGCGTTACAGGGCGTTACAATTGTAGCGTTATGTAACGCTTTGTAGCGCTGGTTTCAGATCAAATTTTCCATCAACTTCAATGACAAATTCATCCGTCAAAACTTCCTTATGCCTTGAAAACCTTTGTCTTTTCGTTCCATCCTTGACGTCGCCAGCCGCATCATAAACCGCGGCGCGCCACTGATCTTCAGAAACGGGCTGATTATCATTTGCTGCGACGGCGGCACGCAAAACCGCCAGAGCGTTACAAAGCGTCCGATTTGGTTTTTGTAACGCTCTTGTCACGCTTGGCTGTGCGCATTGCACCAAAACGGGGGCCGTGGTGGCAACGCCGTCATGCTCAGAAAGCGTCACCGTTTCCATCTGGTAGGCACGGCAAGGGCGGTCAGCACTTTCATTGTTCTTCATCACCTTCGCTGTGGACACGCCCCGCTTCCTGGTGACGAGGATGGACATGTCAGCCGCCGCCTGTAGCTGACCACCGCCGCGCATCCGCATGGCGCCCGAAACCGGAGTGTGGTGAACCACGACAACCGTGCAGCCGAAGGTGTCGCCATCGTGGCGGTTTCCGCAGCGTGTGGCGTCAGTGAGATTGAACACGGCCCGCGCCATGCCATCCGGACTTGAATCACTCACGCTCATCGCCGCGGATAGCGTGTCAATGACGACGACCTCAATGCTGTCGTCGAGCATCAGATTGGCGGATCGGATAATGGCCCGGAGCGCATACGGTTCGGCCAGATCAATCGGCCCGTCATACACAATGATGTTGTCGAAGTCATCGCCACCGTGGTGCTTTACGAATGCGTCAATCCGGCGTTCGACCTGGCCGGCACGCTCAGCCGCTATATAAAGGACGTTGGAGCGATACCGCAGATCCTTGCCGTCAAAATCAATTCCAGCGGCAAGACGGCAAACAGTGTCAACAGCAAAAACCGACTTACCAGCCTCGGAAGGTCCGTACACCACTAGCAAATCATTGGCCGCTACCCATCCCGGCATGATCCAATACTTGCGAGTATCGCGGTTCTCGCGTGAATGTAACTTCAAGCCACCCGCAATTTCCGAATATAATTTGCTGTCTGTATCAAATTCAATCCAGTCTACACTTGACAAATTTGTCATAATGGTCTAGTTTCCTTGTGAGCTATTTAATTTGCCCGCCCTGATTTTTCAGTGGCGGGCATTTTTTTTGGTTTGTGGTTAGGCCGCCTCTTGCTCTGCCATCCATCTGCTGAGCGTCGAACGGCGCGCCGAAACAGACCCGCCGAGTTTGAAATGCGGAATGATGCCGTCATAGGTCAGGCGATAAACCTGGCGGGGCGAAACGCCCAAAAACTTGGCAATGGCCGGTGCGCCGACGAGCAGGTCGCCGATGATGATTTCGTTGTCATTCGCTGCTTCCATTTATTTTGCTCCTTGGGGGTTGACATGTTTTTCGAAACGTGCGATTATTCAATCGGGTTACTATGCCTACATTTCTATATCAAAATTACAAATATGTCAAGGTCGCCTTGCGCGAGCCCGTGCGCCATGATTTCATGATCCATGAAATCAGGAGGTCATGACGTGGCAACGATAACAAAGCGAAAATGGAAAACCGGCAAGGGCGAACAGCGTGAGGCGTGGGTTCTCGCCTACACCGACGCCGCCGGCGCCAGGCGCAAACAGCAATTCGAAAAGAAACGGGATGCCGACGCGCGCCGGGTTGAAGTCGAAGGGCAGATTGTCGGCGGCACGTACCGTCACGAAGCGGCGACTAAATCAGTTGATGATGCCGTTACTGACTACCTCAACGATCTGATCGCGAGGCGCGATCGCGGGGAGCATGTAACCGAGCACTATTACAAAACGACGAAGGCCCAGCTTCTCAATTATGTAGCCCCGCAGCCGGGGCGCGCGATTTCATTTGATGGCGGTATCGGTGGCGTAAAGCTCTCCCAATGCACGGCACGTACTATCAGCGATTTCCGTGATCGCCTTCGGGATGCTGGCGTCGGTGTCGTCACGACGCGCCGCATCCTCGGTAGCCTTTCACGCGCCCTCACCTACGCTGTTTCGAAAGATATGATGGCCGCCAATCCGGCCGCAACGGTCCGCGTGACTGGCAAGCGTGGCGAAGGGGCCAAAAAGGTTGTGCCGCCGACCAAGGATGCGCTGGCCGCTGTTATCAAAGCGGCGGATATAAACTTTGCACTCAAAATCAAATTCGCTGCAGTGTCAGGGTTGCGAGCATCTGAGATGCACGCTTTGACGTGGAACAAGATTGATTTCGATGCCAGTGAAGTCACTGTCGACTCCCGCGTCGATGTCTATGGGAACATGGACACCACAAAATCGGAAGCTGGCATTCGCAAGATACCGCTCGCCGCAACCATCGTAACGGAATTGAAGGCGTGGCGGATCCGGTCGAAGTTCGCACGCGATGGCGATTTGGTGTTTCCAGACACCAAGGGCGGGTATGTGCAACACGGCAACATGCTCAAGCGAAATTTCCGCCCGCTGTTAGAATCGGTCGCAAAGGAGCAAAAGAAGTTCAAGCCGTTTGGCTGGCACGCCTTGCGGCACTTCGCTATCTCGACATGGATCGAGGCGGGGATGCAGCCGAAGACGATCCAAACATTCGCCGGGCACTCCTCTCTGGCCGTCACCATGACTAGATACGGGCACATGTTTCCAAGTGAAAGTCACACCGCAGCGATGGACAAGATTGCCGCCTCAGTCTTCGGGAATGGCGCATAAATGGCGCATGACTGCTATTTATCCTTTCTTTTCAACACTGCTTTACCTGATTTGTAATCAGGGGGTCGCGGGTTCGAATCCTGCCGGGGGCACCATTTTTCATATAATTTTCAATGATTTAGTATGTGAAATGATTCCCATCCTTGGACAATAACGCGCTGGGGTTCCGAGAGGGTTCTCGAATCAAGCCAACGTCCGTCTTCTAGACAAGCAATACGAAGAAAAATTTTGACGATGCGTTCGCAACGAGCCGCGCCTTGACCGGATAATCGGTTAGGTGACACGATCGGGGGAGTTGGGCGGACGGATACGATGACGAAAAACACTCTGATATCTGTTCTTGCCTTGGCCGTCCTGTTGCTGGGCAATCGCCTGATACACGTTGAGAACCAGCGATATGCACTAATTGTTGGGATGTGTCGGAATCCAGATGGGTTGCCGGTTCCTGACTTGAAATGCCTCCATAGTGCCGAAACTCGCACCCATTGGCTTTGGCATCTTTACTACGGGATCAAAGGCTGATGGGATTGAGAACATGCACCGCGCTAATCGCTGCAATGACCATCGGCTTATCTGGATGCTCGCCTGATGAAGGGCCACAGTGGCTGATGATAGCATTCGCTAAGCAGATGAACCCCACGACAGTTACAACGCTGTATGCGGTATCAACCGGGCGGATATTTGGGTCGGCAAATGATTGCGCGGTCGCTCTGGCAAAATTCAGCTCACTTCCCAAGAGTGGACGAGAACTAATTCCGCATGAGGTGTCAACGCCGGACCAAAAACGCACCGAACGCCGGAGAGAAAGTGCACCACTTGGCTGGATCTGGCCAGACTAAAACTGCGCCAGCTTGTTGGGTTTAGGTTTGTCCATAGGCCCGCACGGCGGAGTGCCCCCACAGAGCAACGAAGCTGTGCGGGGCTGTGGTCAAACCGGGGTGCGGTGTTTGCGCTTTAGGTTTTGGCTGATTGGCGGCTGTGTTTGAGGCGATAGCTCTCGCCGTTCATTTCCAGGATGTGGACATGATGGGTTAGGCGGTCGAGAAGAGCACCTGTAAGACGTTCGGAGCCGAAGGTGCTGGTCCATTCGTCGAACGGCAGGTTGGACGTCACGATGGTTGATCCCCGCTCGTAGCGTTGCGAGAAGACCTCAAACAGCAGTTCAGCGCCGGTTGGTGACAAGGGCACATACCCAAGCTCATCAATGATCAGCAGACTGTATTTGCTCAGTTGCTTCTGCAGACGCAGCAAGCGTTTCTCATCGCGGGCTTCGAGGAGTTCGTGCACCAACGCCGATGCGGTGATGAAGCCGACGGCCAGGCCCTTCTGACAGGCAGCCAGCCCAAGGCCGAGAGCGATATGGGACTTGCCGGTGCCGCTGTTTCCCACGGCGATGATGTTCTCGTTACGGGAGATGTAATCACAGCGCGCCAGTTCCACCACCAGCATCTTGTTCAACGAGGGCATGGCCTTGAAGTCGAAGCTGTCGAGGCTTTTGGTGGAGGGGAACTTCGCAGCCTTGATCCGCCGTTCCACCATACGCCGTTCCCGGTCGATGAGTTCCAATTCCGCGAGCCGCAATAGATACCGGGAATGATCGATGCCTTCTGCCGCGCATTGTTTGGCAACTTTGT